TAAATTTATTTGTCTCAACCATAGATGCTTTAAAAGGAGCATCTCCATGATCAATTAGGTTCTTTAGACTAGGTATATGGGCTGACAGGCTTTGTAACCGTGAACCAGATCTAGCAGCTGTGGTAGTTGCTTTGAATCCTTTACCTAGTACACCACCAAACACGTCTAAAGGAGCAAAAGTAGAGTACGCCCACCCTGCTCTCATTGTTCCTGCTAAACTCACTGCTTCATCAAGAGCATTGCTTACTGTGTAATTTTTATTCTTAACTAAGTCAACAAACACTTCCATTACAGAGTAATTCAGTGTGCCATCTTCTTCCCAATGTAATTCAAAAAGACCACTACCAGCATCTTCTAATTCACGCTTTTCTTCATCATCAGCAATATTTTGGTAAATGTATGCAAGGTTTATTCTATGCATACCCCCTTCTTTACTTCGCTCATTTATAAGACTATTTCGTATATGTTTATGTCCTTCGTAATGAGCAAAATCTTTTTCACTTATATTTGGAAAAGCTTCTTTAAATGATTTGGATACGTTTAAGTTTCGCATCCCAACTTGACTTTCAGCATAAGATGGAAGTATCCTTCTAAATAACGCACCTGCAACAGGAATTTTATTAAGGTAGTATTTTGGATGATCTACATAGTTTCCTCCAAGATATAATGAAGCTGCCCCACGTACTTCATTTGTAAGTGCATTGTTTTCTGCCCTACGTATCGACCCTTTTATAAATCCATCAGGCATCTCTTTAGACTTTTCAAGTATTTTCAGATCTTGAGCAGTCCAAACAGCTTGTTGTAATATAACCCCTGGAAGTTTTGTTGGATCTAAATAATCTCCAATACGATCTAAAAAGTTTCCCCCTGCACTATGCCCTGTTTTTCTTGTGTACCTATTCCAAGGAGCATCTTCTGCTCCTGTTAAATCTCTTGGAACTTGTGAACCTGATTCACTCATCAGTCTTTCATATACATTATCTGGAGTAAACTCATCTCCAGCTATAACCCAACCAACACTCCACCCAAATGGAGACCATGCTGCTCCTGCAACTGAGAACCCATCATCTTTCTGAGGGTTTATTCCTCGTCTAATTAAAAAATCATTTGATAAATATTGGTTTCCTTTAAACCTTTCAGGCAAACGTATTGCAGTACTTGGAGGCCATTCCCATCCTTGTGATTTAAATCTAGCCCCTTCTTTTTTTAACCATATCTCAATTTCATTTTCAACATCTATTTGTTTTTGAGCTTCTGTTGCAACTTCACCTAGCGTGGGGGAACTACCCCCTTTCATACCTGATTTAAGTACGTAATCTAATGTATCTTGTTGAGCAGTACTGAGTCCTAAACTACCCCATAATTGTCGTGCGTTACTGCCAGGACTATTACCAAATAACCTGAATTTATTATCCGGTTGGTGACCGGTTAACAAAGCATGATGTTGTGTGCCTAAGTCAGCCCAATTAATAACTAGGGCTTCAAGAAAAGTACGAGTATCTAAATCTCTTAGTTTCCCTATTTGTTTTAATTCACTAATGTCAGAAGCATTAAGAGTTGTAAGAAAGAATTTTTCATCACCTTCTTGCTCACTTGCTAAGTCTCTTCGCATATCCTGACGTGCTCTTTGTAATTCATTAGTAGAAAGAGACCTTCTATCTTCAAACTGTTTTAATGATTGGTCTAGTTGATTTATTTTAAGTATATTAAAAAAATCTTTATCTTCATTAGATATTTCTTGATCATATAAGTAGGACATAAAATGTGAATAGGTATCATTTTTGTCAGCGTCATCTTTCCATAAACTAGATATAGCATCTCCTACTACATTAAATACTCCGTAACGTCCGTGTTTTTGTAATGGACTTACTTTTTCTGGTAAATTATATAGAGGTTTATCTTTTATATAGTTAGCTGCTTTTAGCGCACTAATCAAATCAGGGGACCCATCTCCTGTTTCAGTTACATAATCAATGGTTGCACTAAGGAGGTCAGCTTCTCTTTCAGCGTTACCCATTCTTCTATTAACAAAATGGGTCATTTCTGGACTATCTTTAGAAATAAAGTGATTGTATGATAAGTTAACTAAGTAGTCTCTATCTGCTTTTTCCATCGTCATATAAGAATCTTTTATTATATTACGAGATAAGTCTTTACCAGAAGCTTCTCTAATTGCTTTTGCATAACTTGATCTGCTTTCTGGAGCGAGTTGTTGTTTTGCGTATACTGAAATAAAATCTGTTACACGAGGTCCTATATCATATTTACCAGCTGCAGTATACTCTTCTATATTTCTTTGTGCTTTTTTTATAGAATCAGTTAACTCTTCATCGTTATCTCGTTCAAAATTAGGTGCAGAAATACTCGTACCATAAGCACTTGCTCTAACTTCTTTATCATCAAAAGAAGCATTAGTAGGATAAACATCAGACATTGGGTCTGGTGTTCCTAAAGGATTTGTATTTTTTACAAAAGAGGCTAGTTCATCCCCAGCATTGTAATTAATATTTTTATTCTGTCGTGCTAGAAGATCAAGTAATTCTTGTTCACCCGCCATTATTGTACTCCACCATATAATGCCTCAATTCGCTGTCTCTCTTCTTCTGCTGCCTTCGCTGCTGCGGTGACTGCTGCCGCTTTATCTCTTGCTTTTTGTGCTGCCATTGCTGCGGCGACTGTTCCTGTAGCTTTACCACTACCATCAGTACCAGTTCCTCCCCCTAATTCACCTGTACCAAGAGCCGTATCTGCTGGAGGTGTGTAGGTAGCGTTCTGTGTTTTAGGTTTAGCACCCCAACCTTCAAAAGCATCTCCCTTTTCCGAGCTGACATCTCCTATAATACCATCACCACCTATTTCAGGTGCTACTATAGGTTTTGTATCATTTACTGCAAAAGTATCACTTATTCCTGCTGATTTTCCTACAAGATGTGGAGGTAGCTGTGTTCCCGGAAATACTTTATTTGTATCTCCACCAATATTTGTAATAGGAATTGTACCTGCAGAAGATTGTGGATCACCTGCCCATGTATCCTCCTGTTTTATTATTGGTGTACCTACAGTTGTAGTAGTTCCATCAGACCAGAAAATTGTCGCGGTTCCATCAGCGTTTTGCCGACTACTTATTACTGTCCTAGCTTTCTCACCTGTAGCAGCGCCTCCATCTCCATCAGGTCCAGGTCCCGCATCTCCACTACCCGCTGGAGGAGCATCATCTTTCTTTGGAGGAAGATTTTTAGCAGGAGGTTTATCTTTACCTATAGCCTTCTCAGTAACTTTTTCATCTTTAGATACAGCATCTCCCATAGTCAAACTAGTGAGGAAATTAGGTAACAGCTGATCAAACTCTTTCATAAACCCAGCTGTTTCACCTACTCCCATCGGTATCCAATTCTCAAATTGATCTTTAATAAAAGGGGAACCAAACTCAGGATCACTAGAGGCTCTTGCCTGTCCTAAGATGAATCCTACCCATGTTCTTAAAACATTATGTTGATCTAGTTGGAGCTGCTCTTCATTGGTTAAACCAGCCATTGCTGCAGCTTGGTCTTCTGCGGTCAACGCATTACGAAGTCTTTCAGGTAAAGCTGAATTTATTATATTTAAATCTCCACCAGCATTTAGTACAGCTTGTAACCATGGTCGAACTCCAGAAGGAACTCCTTCCCACATAGTTTGTTGTAAGCTTAGTTCAGCTTCTCGGTCTACTTGCCAGCTACCTGCTCCCATTGGGTCATCTGATGGATTAAGTGGAACCCATCTAAGAGAACCTGCAGGTGGCCCTACCCATGGCATTGTATCAACTAATTCTTTTGTACCCGTAATTGGGTCAACCGACCAAGTAATTCCTGTCTTTGCGTACTCAGGAGGAATACTCGGTAAACCGTCATCTCTGGGATTTAGAGGAGAAGCAGCTTCTACCAAACCTTGTGCTGCATTTAAAATACCAGTTAAAAGACTTGCATCTACTGCGGCAGGATTAAAGTGTGGATCTGTCTCATCTCCTACGGCTACGCTGTCTAAACCCATTTTAGCTGGATCTTTCAAAAGTTCTCGAAGCTCCCACCAGTTATTAACATGAGTTGTAATTCTTTTCTTTGCTTCATCAATTACACCATACTCTCCCCAAATAGGTGATTGTAATAAAAGGTTATATTGATCTTCTGTAAGTTGAATAGGAATATCTTTTGGTGTTGTGGACAACGCATTTCCGTTACCATCATAATCTGTTGACATAACTCGAACAACTAATTGATAAGGTTTTGCTTCTATTGCTTCTTCTACTGTACTAAGAGGATTCACTAGTTCCCCTGAAAGAACTTTATCAGCTTGTATTTGTGCATAAAGAAGGGCTATATCTTTTTTGAGAAACTTCATATAACCATTTTTTCCGTCGCTTATGTAAAGGTCCTCATCGCCATACAAAAATAAAAAGTTATTAGTTGCCACACCAGACCAGTAGGTGACTTGAGTGTTCCACTCCCGATCTTTATTTTGCCAGTCGGTACCATATCGTCCTCTAGCTGCTACATAGTCTGAATAAGTAAACTCCTTTATAATCTGGTCGGGGGGAGGAGTCACCGTGGCTTTTTTCTTCTGTTCTTCTGCCCACGCACCCTCATCTGACCAACTCTTTCGATCGTTTGGATCTCCGTCACCGTGTCCCATAACGTGTGTCATTAACTAATTCCTTATTTATCTATTTCAGATAATTTCTTTTCTACTTTTACAGCAATGTTTAACATCCACTCTGGGCCAAGGTTTTCAACAATCTGTAACTGTTCTTCTGGTTTCATTGAAATATAACTATCTCGTAGTATCGAAGCAAGTAGTACATCTTCTGGATATGTTTCTACAATTTGTTTTCTTACTTTCAAAATAGAATCAAAAATAAAATTATCTAGTTTTTCTGGATAAGATTCTTTTGCCATTAAACACCCATTTCCGTTTGTATGTTATTTAATGGGTTTTCTTCAGGAACTGGAAGTGGCGTAGCATTATCCGCCATACCTTGATCAGCGCCTAGTTGTGCCAATAATCCTTCCATTTGCATTTGGTCTGGAGGTGGCTGCATTGGTGCTGGAGATTGTGGAGTTCCTTGTTGGCTCATCTGACCTCTTCCACCTATCTGGTCTGGTGTTAATTGACTAGGAGCTGCTGCATTTGCAAGCTCTTCTTGTACCATTTGTTGTATAGCTGAACGCTGTGCAATTGTTTGTAATTGAGTACCAATAAGCTGTTGCATTACCATTGGGTCATCTTCTGCTCTTGTTGACAGAATTTCATCACGCCATGAGTCTGGGTCTTGTGCGTTAAGTAATCGACGCATAACAACCTTAGTTGGCATAAGTTCTGAGTTCTTAAGTGTAGCTGCAGCTGCAACGTTTCGTAGTTCTTCGAGTGGGAACCTTGCGCGTAAGTGTACTTTTGTATTACGCATACCTTTTGTATCTTTACCTTTTACATTGAATGCAAATGATTCGACGTTGTCTTCTGAGTCCATACGGCCCATAACTTCAATATTGTCATCCCATGAGTATCTTTGTGATAGTCCCACTACTTTTGCGTTAATGTCTTCTAAGGCCATCTGCGCATTTTCAACAGGTTTATACACTTTGATTAGGGAGGCTTGCTGCTGTGCAATAGTATCAATACCACTAGAACCTGCCTGTGGTAAGGTGAACCCTTCTTCGTCTATTTGTATACGAAAGAAGTTTGTTAGTTGATCTAGGTCAGGCAGCGTACCCCTGAATTGGAGGTAGTACACATCCTCTCCTTCGAGGATCTCGATTGTACCTGACCCCGGCTCAATGTCTACTGGCTCGTCATTGACGCGCCGAATAACCATTGTTGGGTCTGCATACAAATCTGCAATACGCATATGCCTGTTAAGTAGCCACTCCATCTCCGCTACACTATCAACAAGCGCGTAGTTTACAGAAAGCCCCATATTACCACCTTGCTTAGAAGTAGTCTTTGCACAGTGGAATATAGTAAAAGGTAAGCAATCATAAAACATCATAACCGAAGGACGCATCACAAATTGGTTATGTGCGGATACGGCATGGATAATCGAGTCCCCTTCCCATGCCCAGTAGTCTACTACTTCAACTTCTTTTTCTGGATGTAGCGGTGTTGTCCAATCTAAATCTTCATCTTCACGATCAGTATCATTATAGTTTAGTTGAACGCCCCATTGTTCTTCTACTTCATATGCTTTCATCCAAGTACGATGTACAACAGCTTTCCATTGTTCATGAGTTCCCCCAGCTATGGGGTAGACTTCTCTTGGATCTAGATTTTTAATTTCTATTGGAAAGTGATACATAGGTCGGTCACCTTGAAACTGTGTATCATCATCTGCGTAAGTATTACGTGACCATGTAGTTCGTAGTACACCCCAACCATATAGAAGCTGGTTAAATATTGCATCATGTATGGGGTTAGAACCCCATCTTCGGGTGTTTAGTTGGTATACACTGTGAAGCATCTTAACTACTTTGTCAGCACGAGAAGAATTAGAAAGAACTTCAATGATAGGGTCTTCACCTGTCATCATAGTATGTGCTCGTTGTACTGAAGAAAAGGGGATATTGAGTGTGACTAAGTGTTCATTCTCAATGTTTGAACTAGTATCAACCTGCTCTGAAAGAGGTGTATCAGCACTTTTAACTCCTGCACGATCATAGTGATCTCGGTAGTACCACCGTTCTTGACGAGCAAACTCTTGATCTCGCTCCTTGTAAAAGACTTTTCCAAACTTAAGATCTGCCATCATACGGTCTAAAAATTTGTTATCGCGTTCTTGATTAGCCTCAATCTCGGCTTCTCCGTCACCAACTTCAACTCCCTTAGCGTATAGTATATCTCTCATTATCTATGCCTCGTACCAAAATGCTTCTTCATAACTTGTTTTCGTCGTGGCCGCCCTCGGCTAGTAAGATTTATTACTTCTTTTGCCATAAGTGCAACTCCCATACTACTCACTCTATCATCATATCCTGAACCTTCTGCACCTGTCTTTTGTCCTGTTCTTACATAGGACTGAGCTTCGTATACAAAATCCATCTCTCTCACTTTTAAACTACGTTGAGCGATTTCAGTTTGTAACCGACTCTCCATTATTGCTTTTGTTTTGGAATTTGTAGGCCAACCCTGTTTATTATCGCCATCCCCTGTCTTTTTATCTTTCTTATATATAAAGATATTTTCGTATTCAAAGACGTTCTTCAATGCAGATAACACTGCATAGCCATGGTTATTTCTTTCCACAGCCAGCAATGCACGATTAAAACTTCTACCTAACGCCGCAAGAAGTCCTGCGAAAGTATCCGGGTCATAACGACCTCCAATACTTGCATACTGTTCCCCAGTTGCGGCATCAATTACTTGTGCCACTGAAAGGTCTCCGTTAGGTTCACCACCTGCAGGATCTGCGCCAACTATAAAACCTTGTCCTACTCGTGGTAATGTCCAGATTTTT